GTCATTAAATTCCTGAGGGGTGGCGAATCACCACCCCCATTTATATTGCCCAGAACGACCGTACCTCAAAGTACACCTGTTCAGCGTGCACCAGAATGCGTCTGTCAGCACAAAAAAACGGGCATCTCTGCCCGCCAACTGAAAATGACAATCTACGTAGTCAACTTCCAAAGCAGAAAAATCTGCTAAACAAGAAGCTGGCTATTTTTATGACCAAAGAGGTTAGTGTAAATGATTTAAACACCGCATGGATTACGGCAAGGGGGAAGTAACTGACCCTATGGTCTATAAAATGCGCCACCGGTTAGCTATGCCGTGCGTCGGTTAAAACGGATCTACCCGCTTATTGCCTAGGACTGTCTTAATTATACCATAATCTTTTTATTATGGATACTATACGTCTGCCGCAAACAGTCCGCGTAACTGCTGGATCATACTAACCACTGAATACGGTGGCTCTTGGCTTGCTGTGGTGACTGCTCCGCGGTTTTGATACCAAAATTCGGTCAGCATTGCCACCGCAATATCAAATTGTGAGTACGCTTGTAGCGCGGCAATTTCTGCTGTGCTGTCAACGGCATTGTGAACATAGTCTTGCGCCGCTGTCAGGTAGTTGCTGATCAAACTATCGTCAGTATCAGTCGGCACACGCAGGCTATTTTTAATGTCATCAGTAGTGACGGTCATGTGCTCATCTCCTATATAAAAATAGGGTGTATCTTGAGATACACCCTACACAGTTTCATTAAGCTGCTGGCTTGGTTGCCGGTGTGATGTCAACAATTCGAGCAGCATCAGGGTCAACCACTTCATAGTCGTTGCGGATCACGACAGCTAAACCTTGGCTATAACTGTCAAACCGTTCCCATTGGGTGTTGACTTCGTTCTTCTGGGCTAAGAAGATTGCTTGAGAAAAGTCTCCGATGATGATCCGATAGGTGCCAGCCTTATCAGTCGGCAATACTTTGTTAGCAATCACGATCACTGGTGCCCCAAACAGTTGCTTGCCTGATGGTGCCGTGATTGAAGGTTGTAACAGGTAGCGGCCTTCGCTGTCTTTCAAGGTATCAAGGTAGTTGAAAGCGTCCTGATTGACGATAACAGACAAGGACAGTGCCGGATCTAGTTCAATGTTGAACGTCTGCTTGATGTCATCGAGACCAGTACCCGTGATGTGCTTGAAGTTATCGTTGGTGCCTGTTTTACCAGTCAGAACGCTGATAATGTTGCTATTGTCAGTGTTTTGTACCAGCTTCTTAAGTTGATTCTTTACCTCGGCAACAATATCAACTTCACTGTCTTCTACCAGTTCATTAGACAGATAAATCTTACCAGCACGGGTAGCAACCTTGTAGTCAACACCACGGAATAGGGTTGCATCGATCTCTGGCACGTCTGCGAGTTCCGCCTTGGTGGCTAAGACACCATTGTTAGTGAGAGCAATCGGGTAGGTGCCGACGGGGGTCCCGACCTGCTTTACAGTGACGTATTTAGCCAAGTCATAGTCGGATTCCTTTAGATTCCAGACGTCTTCGATGACTTCCTTCGGTACGACAGCACCGGCAGTGGTTGTGGTCAAGCCGTCACGTTGTTCACCCATGCTGCGGATGTAGCCTTCGAAAGCGCGAGATTCGGTATGTTCTTTGTTGTCGATAATTGTTTTTTCGGTCATGGTTTTATCTCCCTTTTCTGGTTGTTCAGTATTAGTTTTTAGCCATTCTGTATAGCTGCGTTTGTCCACTTGGACGTTGGTATCGTCATACGCTGGAATAGCCACCAGTGAGACGTCGAACAGGCTTTTTACTTGCGTGATGGTACGAATCACTTGCCCGCTGTCGTCCTTAGTGAACGTGTCACCGTCTGGCGCAGCATTGAAAGTGAAACTCATGGCTGACAGGTTACCAGCTTGGACGTTGTTATAAGCATCATTGGCTGTGGTCGTATCGGGTAAGGTTGCTTCAAACTGCAATCCTTTATCATCTACATTCAGGGTCAAGGTGCCAGCCTTGGTACTGGCTAAGACTTGGCTAAAATCATGGTTTGAAACCATGTAGACGTCTGATAAGTCCACATTGTCGAATGCGTGCGGATCAACGACTTCTTTAAAACCACCAAGATCCTTACTTGGGCTGTTGAAAACCACTGCATAACCACTTAGTTTCTTTGACCCGCTAGTGGTGTCGTCTTGTTGCTGTGTGTCTGGATCGTCTTGGTCTTGACTGTCGTCTGCTGTGGTAGGATCAGCGGCAGTCAGATCAGCGTCAGGATTCAGGCGCTTTTCTACGTCATCTTGATTCATTTGGCGTACTTCCTTTCTGTTTGTCTTGATAAGTGACAAGGTTACTTAGCGGCGTGTAGTTTAGACTGGCCATAATCTCATCACCACCGGTAATTGGTGGCAGGTTTAACTTGGCTCGTGCCTCGTTAGTGGTCAGAATACCGCCTTGCAGTCCCTTAACTGCTAGTTCTTGCATCGTGGCGGGGTCGGCACTAAACAGCTTGTCAGTGTTGAAACTGAACCGATTATCAGCAGTGGACAGCTTGGCGTCCATCTCACTGGTAAAGCAGGTAAAATACTGAATCAACGTGTTTTGTAGATAGATCAAATTTGACTGTACGGCATTAGAGTGCTCGCTTTCGATACCCAGCCGATCCAGTGGTAACCCGAACGCTTTGGCAATCTGTTTCGTTGTCCAATCACTAGAATTAACTAGATTCAGCACGTCAGTATTAACTTCGAGCGGCTTGTAATCCATATCATTGTCTAGAATGATGGTCTTGAGGGCATTATCACCACTGTTAGCAGCTTCAAACTTTGATCGGATATTCTCTTTAGCTTTGGTGTCTAGCTGGCTCTTGTTGACCTTGAGAATACCGGTTCCTTGAACACCGGTGTTGAAGAATCCTTTCAGCAATGAGTGTCCAGCTTTTTGTACCCCAACCTCGTCACGGAGGCTATAAAGTGGTGATATTCCTTTGTAACCGTCTTGTGTGAAGCACTTGAAGTGTAAGACCTCACTGGCATTTAAACGCTGTGAACGACCGCTATCAGGCGTGTACTCGTAACTGATAATGCCGGTCGTATCATCTTGTTTAACCACCATTTGACTGTTGGGGACTAACTCGAAGCCGGTGACTTGTCCGCTAGGATTCTTAGTAACCCGTGCAAAGCTGTTACCATTCAGCAGCATGTTAGCTGCTAGGGCAAACTTGAACGACCATGCAGTCATGTGGTCATTGGGGGCTTTGTTAAGGAGCACGCTGATGCGCTTGTCACTGTACTCAATCGGATTGGTTGCGAGATCACTGGCAATCACCCGCACAGCCGTAAACACGTCCGAATTACGTAAAGCACCGATACCCACATATAAGCCGCTGTCATTGCTGGTCATGCTGACAAGCGCATCTAAGAACGGTTCGCTGTTGTCATCTCGTGGCTGTGTCGTGTCATTCGTGAAAAAGCTCATTGTTTCACCTCCCTTTGTTGAAGTTGATGATGACTGCAATAGAGACCAGTGCAGCTCCGACTGCTAACATGCCAACACCAAACCCGAACAGCCACCAAATACCAGTGACCATGCAGATCAGACCTAGCAACAGCAGCACGGTCTGCACATTAAAAACTAAAGTCATCGCTCGAATAAAAGTCATTGTCTGCTACCTCGCTTTCTTTGCTTTGATCCATTGCAATTGTGTAGGCATTCATCAGTGCTGCCAGTGGATCAATCTTCGTGGCATTTTTCGTCTTGCTGATAATTGGATTGTTGTTAGCGTCATATTTCAAAATAGCGTTATTCACGGCATAGGCCAGCAACTGATTATCAGGGTGCTTTAACTTGCCATTGAAGAGATCATCACGAAAGCGAGTTGTCGGAATTGACAACGTGCGCTGGCCTTGGCGTACCTCAACCATTGGCAAGTCTCGTTTCTCAAACTCTGGTAGTAGGTAGCCGAATGACCACGGATCGTAACAGATGGCACGCACGTTCCAGCGGTTCCGCTCGATCAGGTCGAGAATGAAACACAGCACCTCGTCATAGTCGATCATGCCGCTATCAAGTTTGGTAATGCTGCACTCGCCTCGACTAGCACCAGCAATGTAATCGAACCCGTCACGCTTGATCTTCTCTTCCAGTCCGTACTTCGTTCCCACGAAAGAATGACTGTCGGCATACAGGTAGCCATCTTCTGGAACTAGCCACGAGATGCTGGTCAGGTCGCTAGACTTAGAGAGATCCAGTCCGATATACACGTCTTTGCCTCTAGTGTCTGGTGGCTCGATAGTGGCTTTCTCCCAGTCGTCAAGACTGATGTAACTGTCTGCTCTGGCTGATTGCCACATGTTGAAGTTCTTGACGAGAATTGGCCGCAGGGTTCCTTGCTTGGCTGCTAGATCAACATCAGCTTGCAAGCTAGGCCGCATTGTCTTCGCTCTTTCAGCATTAGCCAGTAGTGGATTGGACTTCTCCCAAGTCTCTGGCGCAAAGGCTTCATCCTTGCTATCCTGCTCAAAAATGGCAATAAAATACCGATCAGCTTGTTCGCGACCGGTTAAGATTTTGGAGACAAATTTATATTCTTTATACATAGGGCCATTTAAGTCTGGTCCTGTAGTTGAGATGACGGCTAGTAAACTGTTGTCACTGTTGATTTGGCCTGACTTGAGTGTCCGTAGAATTTCATCAGTACGGGCTAAGGCAAACTCATCAATAATAGCCAAGTCACTTTGATAACCATCTAAGCTGTGCAGATCAGACGCAAGCGGAACAGCTCGGCTGTTACTTGGCAAGTCAATGATTTCGTTACGGTTGATCTTCAAACGATCGCGCACTGACTTAGACACCTTAGAGACCTGACGCAAACCACTAGACAGCATATCAAAGGCTAAGTGCGCTTGGGCGTTACTATTGGCTGTGTAGACAATCTCTCGGTTCATGGCTGGCTTGTTTTCCATGAGGAGATACAGCGCGCCGAGGCAGGCCATTAGGTACGATTTTCCGTTCTTTCTAGCCATCGATATATAGGCTCGATCATAACGACGATTGCCGGTTGCCTTGTCTCTCCACCCGAACAGCTCTGATACCAAGTATTTTTGGAAAAGTTCTAGTTTGAGTGGTGACCCATCACGTGCCGGCATCAGTTCGATAAATTCAATGGCTTTGTTGGCAAAGTCCTCATCGAAGTAATACGGCCACGGATTCTTTTTGCGCTTGCTGGCTTTCAAATCTCTGCGATAACGTCTCGCTGCTTGCTTAATCTTTTTACAAGCAACAATCTCACCACTTAGCACCTTGTCGGTGTATTCAGTTGCATAGTTCACGATGACACCAGCTCCGCAAACGGATCGTCTGTTTTCTTTTTGGTCTCGTTCTTAAATGCCAACTTAGCGCGACTGTATACTGACAAGCCAAGCAAGTCATCAATACGGATCATCTGATTAGTGGCATCCAGTTTCATCTTGACTGCTGGGTTAGCTTTCACACTATCGGTGGTTTCAACCATCATGCCTTGTTCTTGAATCAGCTCGGCAGCTTTCTGAATGTCAGAATAGGCTTGGCAATGACTGGCAATCAGGGCAGCATCTAGTTCACTCACTGGAATGTCTTTTTTGAGCAATGGTACAATACGTTGCCATTCAGTCACTGCATAGTCATCAAGCCATGCAGGGGGCTGGTCAACCAATTCTTGATAGGTGAACAGTGATTCTTCCATGTCACGCCGGTCTGCTAGCTTCTTTTTGCTCATCGCACCGCGCATTTGCGTAATGGACTTCAATGGTGCTCCCATCTCGATCACGTCCTTTCTTTATAATTACAATTAGACTTATCTAATCTAATTATAACACACCATGTCTAGTTTACATAAAATATGACGATTATCACGGATTTTCAACATCGAAACTCCTATGCTTGGTTCCCAAGACTAGATGACCTAGCCCCCGTATTTATGTGGGGGTAGCGTGCCGCGTCTTCTACTTTCGTTTTGGTTCCGTGGCAGGCATTACACAGACTTTGTAAGTTGCTCTCGTCCAGTCTGCGGCTCCAGTCCACACGTATCGGCACAATATGATCTACCACGTCAGCTTGCACGTATAACCCCTTTGCTTGGCATCGTTCACACAGTGGATGTGCTAGACGGTACGAGTAAGACAGCTTGCGCCACGCTTTGGACTTGTAGAACTTAAAGTAACGACCACCGATTGCTTTGCGATATGCATAGCGTTCGTTGTCGGACGCTCGCGGTTCTGGCTGGTGCTTATCACAGTACCGTTGATTGAATGGCACCATGGTATTGCACCCAGCATGGTTACATAGCTTCATGATCATACCAACACGCCTGCCGTTTCAGGTTCAGGCTTATCGTCTCGATAGTAAAGCTGGACGGTTATCATATTATCTGGCGCAGAGTATACCCGAATGAATCCGACCTGCCATCTGTGCAACATCATGAACTTGTCGATGACTCCGTTTAGTTCTCCTTGGTACGCAGTATATTCAAATAGTTTCATAGTTCTAAGCTCCTTTGGTTGTCTTCTTGAGTGTCACAACATCGAATGCATTGGGAT